GATGCCGCGCCACACACCGCCCGAGGACCAGCGGCCGCGGCCGCATGTGCAGATCGAGGTGCCGCGCGACGACGTCGGCCTGGTCAACGAGTTGTCCTGGGCCGAGGCGCTCGACCTGGCGGCCGAGTCGAAGTGGACCGTCCGCACCGACTCCAGTTGGGGCTGGTGCGCGAAGGACCACGCGCTGTTTCGCGAGGGCGACGACGAGATGAAAACAATCCCGGTGTTGCTCTACCAGAACTACTGATCATGCTGACCTTCGATGAATCGACCCACACGTTCCGGCGCGACGGCCAGGTGGTGCCCAGCGTCACGCAGATCCTGAAGGCCTGCGGCCTGGTGCGCGACTACGGCCCGAGCACTTGGGCGCGCGACCGCGGCACCCGCGTGCATCAGGCGATGTTCGCGCTGAGCACGACCAACGAGGACGCCGCGCTGGCGTGTCTCGACCCTGAGGACGTGCCCTATTTCGACGCGGCGCAAACCTGGATGGTCACCAACGGCGTGACGGTGCTGGGCGCGGAGGAGGTGGTCGACGCGGGCTACTACGCCGGGTGGCTCGACCTGCGCTGCACGCTGCGCGGCGTCAGCGGGCCGTGCGTGGTGGACTTCAAGACCGGCACGCTGCCGCCCTGGGCTGGGCTGCAGCTGGCGGCCTACGCTGCGCCGCTGGGCGAGGTCCACACGCGCTACGCGGTGCGCCTGCAGAGCAACGGGCAGCCGCAGATGAAGCTCTATACGAACCGCAACGACCTGATCAACTTCAATGCCTGCGCGCGCGTCGTGCAGCTGCAGGCCGACTACGGGAGGGACTGACCGATGGCAACGACTGAGGGAGAGACGTTGGTGGCGCTGACGCTGCAGGCTGCTGTGCTGCAGGACGGCGATGTGCTGATGCAGGCGCACGGGCTGGAGATCGACGGGCCAGAGACGGCGGAACTGGCGGTCGAGCTGCGCGAGGGCATCTCGGCGCTGCTGTCCGAGATCGACGCGGGCTACCGGCCGCACATCGCGCGGGCGCATGAGCTGCACAAGGGGCTGTGCGCCGAGCTGCGTGAGCGCAGCGCCGCGCCGACCCAGGCGCTGCAGGTGGTGAACCACAAGCTGGCGACCTACGAGCTGGCGCGACGCCAGGCCGAAGAGGCCGCACGCCGCGAGGCCGAGGCGCAGGCTGAGCGCGAGGCGCTGGCCAGGCGCGAGGCCGAGGCCCAGGCGGCCGCGGTCTACGGCCCTGCGGCGGCTGAGAGCGTGCGGTCGCAGTCGCTGGACGACTACCGCGCGCCCGTGACGCGGCCGACCCTGGTGCCCGCCAAGACGCGCGGCGTCGCGGTGACGGTGGCCTACGAGGCGCAGGTGACCGACCTGCGCGCGTTGGCCGAGTTTGCGGTGGGCCACGCGAACATGCTGGCGCTGCTGATCGCGCCCAACCAGTCGGGGCTCGACGGGCTGGTCAAGCAGATGGGCGAGAGCTTCGACATCCCCGGCGTGGCGCGCGTGCCGAAGGCTCCGGTGGTGCGGGGGACCAGGCGGTGAGCAGCACGCTGGACCAGCCCGGCGCGCTGCTGCTGGACACGCTGCTGGCCGCGCGGCCGGTGCCGAAGGGCTGGACGACGATGGGCGGGTGCGTGAACACCTTCAAGCACATCCACCGCCGCCTGACGATGATCGTGACAGCGAAGACGGAAACCGACGGGCGGCTCTGGGTCCACCTGTCGGTGGCGGGCCGCGACCGGCTGCCGACGTGGGACGAGTTGGTCGCGGTGCGCGACTGGATCCTAGGGCCCGAGGCCCTGGCGATCCAGCTGGTGCCGCCGGTCACCGAGCACGTCAACATTCACCCGTTCTGTTTACACCTCTGGCACTGCGCCGACGGGTCGCCGCTGCCGGACTTCCGCGTCGAGGGGCAGGTATGACGTTTGACCCGCAGCCCATCGTGCCGGTGCATCCGCGCGCCTGGCTGACCGACGCCGCGGTGGCGCGGCTGACGCTGGGCGCGCAAGGGCTCTACTGGCGTCTGCTGTGTCACTGCTGGCTGCAGGGCGCGCGCACCTACGAGCGCCAGGCCAGCGATGGGTCGCTGCCGTCAGACCCTAAGCATCTGGCGGTGCTGGCCGGGCTGCCGGTCGAGGCCCTTGAGAGCATCTGGCCGCAGGTCGAGCCGTTTTTCGAGCTGCGCTTCGGCAGGTACGTGCACCGCCCCGAGCGAGAGCTGGTGGTGCGCGCGCCGCTGGACTTGTGTGTGTGGGGCGAGTAACCCCTAGATGTTGTGGCTTGCCGCCTCGATGGCGGCGGGTGGAGAATGACAGGTCGCCGGGCTGGGACTCCCGGCGACCCCTGTTACTGTCCGATGAACCTGAATAAGAGGCTCACATGACCCCATCAGTGTATCCGAAACCCAGCGCACGGCAAGAGGCTCCGCAGTGACCCTCGCCGAGGTCGCCCATCACTTCCCCGACGCCCGCCCGAACGGCAAAGGCTACAAGGCCCGGTGCCCGGTCCACGGCGACCACGACCCTTCCCTGAGCATCGACCCTGGCGACCAAGGTGTGGTGCTCAAATGCCGCTCGAAAGCGTGCCCCGTCGAGGACATCCTGGCGGCCGTCGGCCTGACCACGCGCGACCTGTTCTACGTGCCGCGCGACGCCCCGGCCAAGCCCCAGGGCCGCGCGACCATCGTCGCGACCTACGCCTACACCGACGCCACCGGCACGGTGCTCTACGAGGCCGTGCGCTTCGCCCCCAAGGACTTCCGGCAGCGGCAGCCAGACGGCAAGGGCGGCTGGACCTGGTCGATGCAGGGCGTGCGCCGCGTGCCCTACGCGCTGGACCGGCTGCAGGGCGAGGAGCTGGTCTACGTGGTCGAGGGCGAGAAGGACGCCGAGGCGCTGTGGGGCCTGGGCATCCCGGCGACCACCAACATCGGCGGCGCGGGCAAGTGGACGCCGGAGTGCTCCGCGGCGCTGGTCGAGGCCGGGTGCAAGTATGTGGCGGTGCTGCCCGACAACGACCCGCCAGGCCTGGCCAGCGGCCGCCAGGTCGCCGACGACTGCACCAAGGCGGGACTGGTGGTCAAGCTAGTGCCGCTGCCAGGGCTGCCGCCCAAGGGCGACGTCAGCGACTACCTGGCCACGCACACCAAGGCCGAGCTGGTGGCGGTGGTCAAGGACGTGCCGCGCTACGACCCGCACCGCTCCGTCGCGGCCGACATCCCGCTGGCGCTGACCAGCCTGGCCGACCTGCTAGACAAGCCAGAGGTGGCCATCGACTACGTGGTGCAGGACCGCATCCCCGTGGCCAGCGTGTGCCTGTTCTGCGCGCCGCCCAAGACCGGCAAGAGCACGGCAGTGCGCGCGATGGCGCTGGCGGTCGCCCAGGGCGAGGACTGGTGCGGCTGGCGCACCGGCCAGGGCGCGGTGTGGGTGTTCGCGTTTGAGGACCAGGAGAGCGAGGTCGTCGCCCACTTCCGTCGGATGGGCGCGCAGCCGGACGACCCGGTGCAGTTTTTCTGTGCGTCGTCGCCGCCGGACCTGATCCCGCTGCTGACGGCACGCGCCATCGCGGAGCGGCCGCGCATGATCATCCTCGACCACCTGGGCCTGGTGCTGGGCATCAAGGACTTCAACGACTACGCGCAGACGACCACGGCGATGCAGCCGATGATCGCGCTAGCGCGCCAGTCGGGCGCGGCGGTGGTGCTGACCTACCACGCCAGCGCGCACAGCCAGCGCGAGGGGCTCGACGCGGTGATGGGCTCGACCGGCATCACGGCGTCGGCCGACAACATCTTTGTGATGAAGCGCGACGGCGCGCAGCGGGTCATCGCGTCGACCCAGCGTATCGGGCCCGCGCTGGAGCCGACCGTGTTCGACCTGGACCCGGCCACCGGCACCTACATCCGCCAGGGCACCAAGCACGACCTGAAGGACCGCGAGATCGGCGACGCCATCCTGGCGTCCCTGCGCGACGCCCCCGAGCCGCTCACCGAAACCGGGCTGCAGGCCGCGGTCACCGCGCGCCGCACCGACGCGGTGCGCGTGCTGCGGAAGCTGGTGGGCATGGGCTGGGTCCAGCGCACCGGCCACGGCGGGCGGCACGACCCGTTCCGGTATGTAGTTCCCGACACCTCCATCGGGGCACCAACGGGAACCAGTGGGAACAAGAGGGAACCTACTGGAACCTCCAATGGGAACCTCAGGGAACCTGTGGGAACCTTATGGGAACCTGCAGGGAACCTGATGGCAGGGGGGACAAATCGGGAACCTGCTGGAAGTTCCAGTGGTACTAGTACAAGTACAAGTACTGTACTTGTACCAACCTCCCAAGATGGCGTCGAAGACGACGCCGCGCCGCCTGGCGGCGGCTTTACGACCCTGAGCAACGGGGCCACCGTGCCGGTGGACGCCGTGTTGTTCCTGGGCGACCTCGATGAGCGCGGCATCACGTTGCGCGCGCCCGCCGAGCCTGGCGACGCCTGCACCTGCACCGACGTCCGACTCACAACCGAGGACCGCGCCAAGCTCTACCGGTGGCGTCGCCACCTGCCTGTTATCCTTGCGGTCGCGGAGGGCCGCGCCCAATGAGCCACGACCCCACACCTGAGCAGGAAGCCGACATCCTCGCGATGTGCGCGACGACGCGCGACCCGGAGGCCGAGGCCCGGCTGTGCCGGGAGCGCGTGAAGTTCTGGAACAGCCACGGGGGCCTGCCCGCCGTGGCGCTGGGCAAGGTCCACACTGTCACGCTGTCGACCGGTGACCGCATCACCGTCCGCACCGACGGCACGACCGTCTGGCTGGGCGTCGGCGCGGAGCTGCGCCAGCTGGAGCCCAAAGACGTCACCCGGCTCATCGGCGCGCTGGCCCGCACGCCCGCGGCACGCGCCGGACGGAGGGGCGAATGAGCGAGCCACGCGAGACGGCACGGCAGATCGCGGAGCAGACACTACGCGAGATGGTGTCGGCTGCGAAGTGCGACGGTGTCCCGTTCGACAATGAGCAGTTGGACTTCGTCGTGCAGGCGCTACAGGACGCGGCATCATGGAAGAACGAAGCCGTTATCAAGCTCACCGCCGATCTCGCGCAGGCCCAGCTTGGTGGAAGCCAGTTAGCGGCTGAACTGTTGGACATGAACCGCCGCAGAATCGCTGCCGAGCAGGCGCGAGACGAGGCACTGGCAGCAAAGGATCGGCCGTGAGCGTGCGCGAACAGGTCGAGGCCTGGTGCGCCGAGACGGAGCAGGAGGTGCTGCTGGCCGACGGGTTTGAGGGCGCGCTGATTGGCCTAGCCCAGCAGTTCAACACCATCCTGGCCATCTACGACCGCGACGCCTGCCTGCGGATCCTGGTCGAGCGCGACGGCATGACCCCCGAAGAGGCCGAGGAGTTTTTCGCGTTCAACGTCCAGGGCAGCTCCGTCGGCGAGGGCACGCCCGCGGTGCTGGTGTGGCGACCGGTGCGCGCGTGACGACCCTGCCGCGCCTGGTGCAGGCAGTGCTCGACGCGGAGCGCCTGCCCAAGCCGACCACGCCGCCCGGCCCGCGCCTGCGCTGGTTTTTCTGCGGCATCTGCGGGCTGTGGCAGGTGGTCGACTGGAAGCCAGGCCGCGTCGCCTGCAGCCGTGTCTGCCGCGACCGGCTCCTGCACCTGCGCGCCGCCGAGCGCCGGGGCCCGTGCGTGATGGCCACCTTGAGCGGCTGCCCAGGCTTCCGCCGCGCACGCTGGCCCAGCTGCAGCCGGACCTGCGCCCAGGCCTACACACGCTGGCGTCGCACGCAGCGCCGCGCCAGGCGCTGGTTGGAGCGCCCGTGCGTGGTCTGCAGCACGCCCATCCGCCGCAGACGGTCCTACCCGAGTAAACTGCCGGTCGTCTGCAGCCCCGCCTGCCAGGGCGAGTGGCAACGCTGGTGCTGGCTGGAAGACGCCGCCGAGGACGTCAGGCGTAAGGTCGCCACCCTGACACCGATGGAGGCCTTCAAGTTCGGCTACGAGGTCGCTGGTGCCCGTGCCTACATCGTCCGCAAACGTGTCTTTCGCCGTGAGCGGCAGCCCTATCGCACAAGGCTCGATGGTCCTGATGGGGGGCCGCGTCCACCACGCATCGTCTGGCAAGCTGAGCGCCTGGCGGAAGGCCGTGGGCTGGTCGGCACGGGCGGTGATGCGGACACAGCCCCTAGAAGGGCCCCTGCGGGTCACCCTGGCGTTTACGGTGACGACGTCGGCCATCCGGCCCCCGGACCTGGACAAGCTCACCAGGGCCATCCTCGACGCCCTGACAGCCGTTGTGTGGCTCGATGACCGCCAGGTGGTCAGCTTGACCGCCACTAAGACCCAGGGCCCACTGCCAGGCGTCGTGGTCACCGTCGAGGCGTGCTGATGCTGCCGACACAATGGCGCTGCCGGTTCTGCCAGACCTGGAACAAGTGGGCCCACCGCTACTGCAACCGGTGCCTGGCCCAGAAAAGCCACATGACCCTGACCGAGGACGACACCCGATGAGCCGTCGCGTGCTGCTGTCGGTCCCGGCGTCGCTGCCGACACTGGGCAACGTCCTGACCACCTCATCCGAGGGCGAGGGCACCATCCGCATCGCCATCAGCCCAGGCGACGTCGCCGAGGTGGCCACCGCCCTGGCCAGCCTGGGAGGACGCACGTTCTACCTGACCCTGGTCGCCCTGCCCGAGGTCAAGCGCCCGAGCGCGCTAGCCACAGAGGCCGCCCGGTGACCCAGCTGCGTGCCCTACGCCCCGAAGAGGTCCAACACCTCTACGAGACGCTGTGCATGGTCCTGACCGCCCTGCAGGACTGTGAGACGCTACTGCGCGAGTTGGACGCCGAGCCAGAGCTGGTCGCAGGCGTCGCCAAGGTCCAGGCCCTGGGCCGCCAAGCGGCCTGCGCTGTCGAGGTGTCACATGCCACTGAAACCACGCCCGAAGCCACACGTCCAACGCCAGGCACGCCAGGTGCGTGAGGTCGATAGCAAAGACGTGATCGAGGGAGATCCGGCGCGTTTTGCGCTGGCCACGCAGCGTGTCCCGGCTTCAATGCTTTCCGCGGTTGCGCCGACGCCGCAGAAGCTCGTCAGGGAGGTTGTCGACCGCTACACCGGACCCGGCGGTGAGCGCATCGTGCAGGCCCTGGCGGTGATCGCGCTGGGCAACGCCGCGTCGCGCATGACGTTTTTCGGAGAGCCCGTGAAGGTGCAGGCCAAGGACCGCACGCAGGCGCTATCGGTGCTGGCCGACCGGCGCTGGGGTCGCGCGGTGCCGGAGGCCGACGAGGGCGAGGGCCACGGCCGGATGCCCGTGCAGATCATCAACGTGTTTGCGCCGCAGCCCGAGGACGAGTGATGCACATCAAGTCAGTCACCGCCAAGGTGTCGCCCGAGGAGGCGGCCCGGCAGACGCGCGCCGCGCTGCTGGCGGCGTTTGCCGAGTGGGCCGACGGCTGCCCGGTGTGCTCCGAGGGCGCGCACAGCCAGAACGCCTACTTCTACGGCATCCAGGTCGCCATCATCGCCCTGGGCCAGACCGACCCCGACCGCCGCGCCGAGGCGGCCGCGATGCTCTACGACATCACCGAACGCTGGGCGGCCGAGCGCGAACTACTCAACCAAACCGACGGACCCGTGGTCTAATCCCGCACCGAGGACTGACATGCCCCACTGCATCAACTGCGGCAAGCCGCGCGACGAGCACACCATCGTGAAGGACGCGGCCGACGCCGCCGAGGTGCCGATCTGCCCGACCAGCGTCTACGTCGAGGCCGACGACCTGGTCGGCGACGCGCCGCAGGACGACCCGCGCGACGACGCGGCCGCGCTGTGACGCTGCGCCTCCCTCGCGACCCTGAGGCCCGCGCGCTGGTGACCGGCGAGGACCGGAGCCTGGACGCGGAGATCCGCGACGGGCTGGTCACGTTCTGGAGCGACTACGCGAAGACGTGCCCGGTGTGCAGCGAGAGCCGCCACAGCCTGAACGCCTTCTGGTATGGCGTGGCCACCGCGTTGGGCCTGGTCGCCGAGATGACCAGCCCCAACCGCAACATGATGACCCAGGTCGCGCTGCGCGTGGCCGAGGAGCAGGTGTCGCAGCGCCCGACGGCGTCTGAGCTGGCGGCGGATGCCGACGGTGCGCGGGCGCACTGACCATGCCCAGCGCCATCGTCAACGGCGTGCGCCAGGTCAAGCACTACTGGAACCCAGTGCAGGGTCTGTTCCTGCAGCTGAGCGCCGAGGACGCCCCGTTCATCGACCTGGAGGGCGCGGTGCGCGCGGGCAAGACCACGCCGCTGGTGGCCAAGGTGCTGGGCTACTGCGTCGCCTACCCTGGCATCCACTGCGCCCTGACGCGCTGGACCCAGGACGGGCTCGACGCCCAGCTCAAGCCGCGCTGGCGCGACTGGTGCCGCGAGAACGGCGTCACGCTCAAGTGGCACGCCGACGAGGAGTATGACGAGGTCATCACCGACAAGGGCAGCAGCCGCGTCTACCTGCGCGCGCTGAAGGCGTCGGAGCAGACCAGCCGGTTCGGCAAGCTGGCCGGGCTGACCCTGGCGGTGCTGGGCATCGACCAGGCCGAGGAGGTGCCCGAGGACGTCTATCGCGCCTTCGTGCCCGCGCGCCTGAGCCAGCCGGGCTACCCGCACCAGGTGCTGCTGACGCCCAACCCGCCCGGCGAGACGCACTGGATCGCCAAGGACTTCCCGGTCAGCAACGTG